CTAAATTATTATCTTTATATTTATATGAAGAATACAATTTTATAATATCCTATCAAGATTTGATGTCTTGAAATAAAGTCTTAGACGATAAAAGCTATGAATATGTAAAAAAGGGTAGAGCGTGATTAAAATCTATTGAAGATAAACTATTAATATATGATGAAAGCCTCACAAGTAAGTCTTTTTATGCTATAATGATGGAGAATCTTAAAAATTGAGGTGAATTTTCAAAATCAGAAGATGGTAGAAGAAGACTTTATAAAAAGAATAATCCAGATCAATGAGTTTGAGTTGTTATTGATCATATTGGTTTATGTTCACCATCTTCTGGGCAAACTAAAAAACAAGAAATTGATGATATTTCATCAATGTCTGTTAAGTTTCGTGAAATTTGTAATATTTCTTTCTATGTATTAATGCAACAAAATAGAGAAGCTGCTAATATGGATAGAAGAAAAGCAGAATTAACGGAACTTAGTGACGAGGACATTAAAGATTCAGGTAATCCTTATAATGATTGTAAAGTATGTATTGGTATCTATCATCCATTGAAGTATAAAGTGAAAATACATAAAGGATTTCCAATTATCGTAGAAAATGAAAATCCTGCACCGGAAGATTTTTTAGGACTTCGTGATACATATAGAGCAGTACAGTTACTAAAAAATCGTTTTGGAAAATCTAATAAAATCATTCCTGTAAGTTTCTATGGAGAAATTGGATATTGAAAGCAATTACCAAAAGCAGCTGAAATTAAAGATTTTAAACCATATACAAGCTTACCACAAATCAACCAACAAGAAAAAAAACATGATTCTACTACAAAGGACATTGTAGTAGAGAAAAAACCTTTAACTTTTAGTTTTTAATATGGCTATTGTATTGCCGAAAGAAAAGGTTCCTGCTGAAACTCAAGATCCTAAGTATTTGATACTCTTCGGATTACCTAAAGTGGGCAAGACGACAGTTTTGTCTACTCTTGACAACAATTTAATTTTAGATTTTGAAAACGGATCGACATATGTTGATGCGCTTAAAATCAAAATTGATAATCTTAAAACTTTAAAAGAAGTTGTTAAAGCTATTAAGGATGCCGGACGTCCTTATAGATATATAACAATTGATACCATCACAGCTGTTGAAGAAATGGCTAAACCAGTTGCTTTAAATTTGTATCGTAATTCTCCTGTATTTTCTGATCGTTATGCGGATGTTACAGATATTACAAGACTACCTAATGGTAGTGGATATACATTTCTGAGGCAAGGAATTGAAGCAATTATTGATTTAGTTGCTTCTGCTGCAGATAATATTATTATCTGTGGACATGTTAAAGACACTTCTTTAAACGAAGGTTTAGATGGACAAGTTAAAGATTTGGATTTAACAGGGAAGGTAAAAAGAATTCTTTCTGCCAAAAGTGATGCTATTGGATTTGTTCATAGAGATGAAAATTCCAATCTATGTATTAATTTTGGGCAGGACGGAGAAGTTTTAACAGGAGCAAGACCTAAGCATCTTGCTAATCAGGATATTATCGTTGCAGAGAGAAATGAAGATGGTACTTTTACCTCTCATTGAGAGCGAATTTATCCTAGTTTAAATGCTTAACATATCATTTGATTTTGACGAAGCTACACATAAAATATCTAATTTAAAAGTAACTAATAAAGAAGAAATACCTAAACAAGAACTTGAAATTGTAGGAGATTATGATTTAAAAGTTCTTGATGGAAAGCTTCAGTTGACTTCTGAAGCGGTTAAAAAGCTTGGGATTGTTACTAAGGACAGAATTGCTATCAATTACTGGTATGCTGGTCCTAGTAATGCGTATCCAATTATTAGTAAAGCTGATGTATTTGATGAAGGTGTTGACGGTAATCAACTTACAAAAAACAAAACGATTTCGTTCAGAGGAGAACAGCGTGACACTTTATTAAAGTATGGAAGTGCTTTTAAATTCGAAACTTGAGTAGATAAATCGGGTAAAGTTAAAGAGGGAGTCTTTAAATTGATTCCAATAAAAGAAGATGATAGTCTTTCTGGTACACAAGAAATTGCTTTTTTAGAAGCAAATCTTGATAATATGAATCAGAAGGAGATGGAAGATGATGCCGAATGGCTTATGGAACTTTAGTTCCAACTCTTTTTAGTATCATTTTAATATGGGAATGTTTGATTTAACCGCTACCGCTGGCGTTAAAGAAGCGGGAAAGGCCCTTAGCGCGGGTATTCATAACGCTAAATTTACGAGTGTGAAATTCAATACCATTACTTCTCAGAATAATGGTAAAACATATAATACGATGCAGCTTACTCTTGATATTGATGGTTATGGAGAGTGAAATCATAACTTCTTTGAGCCGGAATCCAACGAACGTGGTGAAAGCCAATTTGGTCAGAATCCTTCTCAGGTAGAACATTTCATGGTTGCTGTTCGGCAGATTCTTGATGCTCTCGATCCTGAAATTGGAAAGAAGATCGATACAGATACTGTTGAAGTTAAAGGCAAACATGTAAATATTAAGAATCTCAACTTTAATCAACTTGTAAAGTTGATTGAGATTCTTACTGAACCTTATGCAGGTAAGGAAGTTGAAGTTAAACTCATTCCTCAGAGCAACGGCTTTAATGCTATTCCTGGTTTCCCTGCTCGTATTACCAAGACTGGTGCACTTGGTATTTCTACTCGTTTTATTGGTCACGATCTTGTTCTTAATCAGTCCGAACAGAAGAAGATCGATGCTGCCAATAGTGCCCGTCCTACAAACATGAAACAGGTAGAAACTGGTAGTGTTGAAGGATTGGCTGAAGCACTTGGTATTGAGACTAATGCCGATGGCGAAGATTCAGATCTTCCATTTTAATTAATAGTCAATGGAGTATAGTCTTGAACCCATTGAACTTAGTAAGGAAATAATCCTTAGTAAGATTTCTGAAGAAGAAATTTTATCTTTTTATGGAGTACCTATTCAAAAAGGACTATTTTGTTCAAAACTGAGACAAGATCGTAAACCAACCGTAAGTGTTTTCCGAAATAAAAAAGGAAGAATTATGGTTCATGATTTTGGAGATGGTTCTTATTATGACTGTTTTGGATATGTTCAAGCTTTATTCCAAGTTTCTTATTACTCTGCTTTGAGAATAATTGCTAATGATTTTGGTATTATATCAAAGCAGAAACTCACTAAGCATAAAGCAAAACTTGAATACAACGGAGAAAAAGTAGTGGAAAAACCAGATGCTGAAATCAATGTTGAAATTCGAGATTTTGATGAGAAAGATTTAGCTTGGTGAGGAAAATATGGTATTACAGCAGAGACCTTGAAGAAATTCAAGGTCTTTGCTTGTAACACTGTATGATTGAATGAAAATATTACTTACATAAATAACGATAAGCAGAAAGCTTATGGTTATTTTGGAGGTATAAAAAATCGAATAGAGCTTTGAAGAGTCTACTTACCAGGGAAATTACGTGGAAAATTTATGTCTAACTGGAAGAAAGACCTTATTCAGGGTGCACATATGATGCCTAAAACAGGAGAATATATAGTCGTTACAAAGTCTCAGAAAGATTTGATGACGCTGTATGAATACGGTATTCCTGCAATCGCTCCATGTTCTGAAAATGAATTCTTGACAGACACACAATATAA